GGGAGTAAGCGAAGGCCATTTTGGTTCCTTTGGTCTGAGCAAAGAGAGGCTAAAAGAAAGTGGGGCATTCGCGCCCCTGTTTAGTCTTAGAATACGTTCCATGCCTTGTTGCGGGCGTGGAACCACGTGTTGGCGGCAGGGATACCAGCTACCGGCGCCCACCAGTTACCAGCGCCAGCGGCGGCGGTTCCTGCTGCGGTAACAACGACGTTTGTGCCAGTCGTTGCCGTGGCTGCGATAATGGCAGAGGATTTTACCCAGATGTACTGAGCGCCATCATTGCCGGTTTCAATATTGAGAACCTTGTAAGAAGGAACGATGGTGTTCGCAGCCTGAGAGCCATCAGAAACGCCAAGCTGCGTATCCCAATACGGGATAGTAGGGAACGTTTCGTCAAGCTGCGGCCCAAGGTTCGGGGAGACGCGATAAGGGACTGTTGCAGGCATTTCAATTCTCCTTTATGCCGTGATCAGGCGGAACGAGAAGCGCGGGTTGGACAAGACCATTTCGCCGTTCCAAACCAGATACTGCGCGATTGCGTCCTGGTTGATCGGCATTGCGCCATCACCTGGGAACAGCGGGACCATGTTACGATCTGGATGGTAGTAGATCTCAAGATCATCCATGTTCAGAGCGTACACGGTGTTAGCTGGCATGACGGAACCCACGCCAGTAGCGCAGAACACCTCAATGTTGCCGACCGGAGTCGCGACTTCAAGCCCCCGATAGCCAAGGGTCAGACCGGGACGGCCATCGTCCTTCACGATGCGCTGGTGAGCTACCATGGAGGCAGAGAGTGGCTGGTACGATGCCAGATCCATGATTGCCACGGTAGCATGCGTGGAACCCTTGGAACGCTGAGATACTGCGCTTTCGAGCATCGGGCGGGCCGTGGTGGAATCCCACACGTTACCGATGGTCGGGAACGAAGACGTTGCGTTGAAGGTAGTCGTCTGCCAGATGTTATTCGTTGCGCGATCAATGCCGCCGTAGATGCCGCTATTGGTGACAATCGGAAGAGCGCCACCGAAGCCGATCATTTCACGGCCTGCATCGGCAGTACCGTTGCCATGAAGCGAGACTTCCCATGCGTCCTTCATGCTGTTTTCAGCATTGCGCATGTATCGGTCAATGAGGTTGTAGATACGGGTGCGGCCTTCGTTGGCTAGCAGTTCCGTACCGGTCAGAGAGAAGCCAACAGCGATGTTCTTCGGGGTGAAGACGGCATCGTTGATGATTTCCTTCGGCTCATTGTTGAGCTTATCGTAACCCGAGAACCACTGACCATCGAGCTTCGCGATCTCAAGCGAGACGCGGATTTCGGGGCCGGTGTATTCACGGAAGTTGCCGCGCTCACGAAGAAGCTGGCCGACAGGCGTGGAGTTAAACACGAGATCCTGAATTTCTCGTGTACGGTAAGCCAGCGACGTAGAGAGTAGCTGGCGATAATTGCGGTCTGTAGTGACTGGCATAGCCGGTTCCTTTTAACGGAGGCCCAATTCCGACCAAGCGGCATTGAAAGCGTCCTCGCGTGACATGTTGCCCCTTCGTCTGCTGGAACCGTCTGTTCCTGGAGAAGGAGCGCCTTTGATGGATTTGTTGCCGCGAACGTCTAGAGCCGGCGTGTCATCTTCTGCCTGTCGAACCGGCTGCGCTTGGAAGCTTTGTTCTTGAGGAGCGCGCTTTACATGCGGGGCAACCATGAACAATGCGGCTTCGAGCTTGTCACGCGGACTTAGGCTAGAACCATGAATTTGGTCAATAATACCAGATTGGAGCACTTTTGCAATTGCGTCTTCATGCTGGTAATACTCTGGATATTCATTAGCAAATGGTGCGATAACCTGTGATGCAACGCTATCAGCCTGCATCCGCGCCACCTGATCCTGTAACGCTTTGATCTGAGGGTCTACCTGCTGCTGTGCCGCCTGTGGCTGGAACTGCTGCTGAGGCTGCATTTGACGCTGAGGAGCAAGCGCGGTGTATGCGTTAGGATCGCGCTGGATATGGTCAGCCAATTGCTGTGGCGTGACGTTGAAGGCGCGGAGAATGTGCGAAATAGCCTGTGGGGGGCTGAAGTTCATGTTCTGCATGATGGCACGGAAACCCTGTGCGGGGTCTTCGGAGAACTTCCGCTCAATTGCCGTGTAGTTATCCAGGCTGGCCTTGATGGTCGTGTTGTTCGCCTTCGCCATACGGTCGTAATCCGCAAGCTCATCTTTGAACGTCTTGGCTTCCTGAAACTGAGTCGTAGCCGCGTTATGCTCTTCCTGCATACGGGCGTATTCTGCGCGGACTTCCTTGGGAGTATTTACCCAAAGCTCCTTTGCGCGCGGTAGGAACCGAGCCGGGGCCTCATGATGCTTCTGGCCCTCAGACGGCTTGAGAGGCTTTTGGGCCTCCGGCTCGGCCCTAGCCTCTGGCTTTTCAGCCGGAGCTTTATTGTCCTTCAGTTCGGCCTTTTCATCAGCCTTAACTTCTGCGTTCTCGGCATTCTTGTCTTCAGGCTTATTCTTGCCCTCGATATCGCTCATGGCACGCTTGATGGTGTCCATGCGGGATTCTGGCTTGGAAGGCTTGTCTTCCTTTACCTCTGGCGCTTCCTGCTCTTTGTGGGTGTTTGCGGCAGGGTTTTCGTTGTGAGCGCGAGGCTCAACGATGTTTGAGGATTCGGGTAGGCTTGGTTCTGTTATAACGTTCGATTCCATGGGACACCTTGTCTGAGTTGGTGTTGGGTGATTAGAGTTGGCTTTCCGTGAGGATGTCTGGAGCGCGGCCCGCGATAATATCAGCTTCCGCTCTCTCGATTGCTTCGATTGCCTTACTGTCATCGCGCTTTGGGGGAGTGAATGCGGTCAGATCCTCGTTGCCAACTTCCATGTAGTTGACGCCTTGAGGATTGCCATCTGCTCGGTAGGATCGGCGCAGAGCGGAAAGACTGTCATACATCTTTCCGTCTGCCTGACTTTGCATAGGCGAGACAGTATCAAGCTGCATATATGGGACAGGAAAGTCAGAGCGAGCGGCAGGCGCTTGAGGTGGGAACCTGAAGACCTGTCGCCCGTCTGCGAGAGTGTACCAGCGCTTCTGCACTTAAGCCTTCAGAGCAGCGATTACAGCGTTAATCTTGTCTTCAAGGCGGCGGAAGTTGTCGTTGAGCGTAGACTGCGAAAATGCAGCGCCGACATCTACGATAGCATTGCCAGTCGTGCCGGATGCGCCAGTGAGAGGCGTGAGGGCTGCGACAGACGCGCTGGCGCTAGGAAGGTTGGCCGCGATCTCCTTGGCGAGAGGCGGTACCATGCTGAGTTCAACTAGACGCTTTTGCGAGGTTGCCATGTTAGTCTCCTGTTTCGTGTGAACGTTATATCATTTCAAACTGTGTATTTCTAGGCCAGCGCTACAATGTTGACCCACGTGACGCCAGGGCTTGCCGGGAAGCTTAGGATAGTCAAGCCGAGGAGGGCAACAGTTGATGTCTGACCACGCGTAACGCGAACCTTGCAAGATGTGTTATTCGCGGTCCCATCCACTTGCGCGTTATAGATATCCGTAGCCCCAGAAGGGCTTTCAGCGACAACGAAGACCTTCGGAATAACGCCAGACGCGAACGGCGTCCCATACGTCCATGTATATGTGCCATCGGCTGCTGTTTGCACTCTCACTCGCTGAGCGGAAAATGGGATAGAGCGCCATGTAGTGCCGTCCGAATACATGAGTCCGACGCCAACACCGGAAATATCAGACACCTGAATTAATGAATTCCGAGTTTCCCAAACGTCAGGGAGCGTTGCCATAGTGTAGACAGGAACGTTGATAGCTGGCTTTTGAGGGAACGATACGGAATCAACCATTTAGTAATTTTCCCAATAAGAAATGACCTGTCCGGCTGTCGGAGAGGTGGCGAAAATAGCGGCAGTCGTGGAAATGGTGACAGTTGCGCCAGCAGTGCCAGCGAGGAAGAATCCCGTCGTCGCGCCTGTAGTGCCTGCGCTGGTGATGAAATAGACCGGCTGAGTTCCTGTCACGTTGGATATAACCACAGACTGTCTACCAGCGCGAGCAGCAACAACCTGCACAGCAGCGGCGGGGGATATAGACGATGTAACCTGACCAGTGGCGACGTTGTTAGCGCCTACATTCCGGTTAAACTCAGGCGCGCCAGTTGTTGAACCCTGAGTACCGATGACGTTCCCCGACTTATCGACGGGGGTTACTGGTGTTGCGCTAGGCATCGCTGTTCTCCTGTGTTGCTTGGCGCTCCTGCATCGTCATCTGACGTTCGCCCTGCTGTTGATTGAACTGTTGATCTGAATCCGCACGTTCTTCACCACGCTCAGCGCGGCTTTCTCCGCTAACCTTAAGCGCCGTATCCACTTGTGCCTGCTGCTGTGCATTGGCTGCTGTGTACTCCGCGAGATCTTGCTTACGAACATCAAGGCCAATGGACGCTAGGATCTTGGCGGTATCAGCCCGTAGCTTGTCGATTTCAGCCTGTGTCTTGCTGTCCTTGCTCTGGAGGTCAGCCAACTGAAGCTGAAGCTTGTCGTTCTCCTGCTGGAGCTTTGCGGCTGTCTCCTGGGCCTTAATCTGCATTTCGGCCATCTTGCGTTCATTGTCAGCCTGAGCCTGTGCGGCCTTGGCTTGAACGCTAGCCATGGATGCCTGTGCCTTGACCTGCTCTGCCTCTGCAAGCTTGTTTTGAGCGGCGGCAAGTTCTGCGCTGCCATCGTCACCTTGACCAGCCTGCGCTGCCATCTGAGGGGCTTCATCTACAAAGTCGTCAATGAGTGCGTCTAGCTCTCTGTTTGCGCTGTATGGCTGGAGAGAGAACTTGAGCATGGCACCAGCAAGCTTAGCGCCAGCCTCCCCGGCCATGAGGAGTGGTTGAACAGCGGCAGAAGCACTGGCAAATGCGTTCAGGAATTCGGCGCGGGATGCCTTCTCGGCCATCTCGTCAACCATGACGGTCGAATCTGTCTCGATGTCGATAATCAGGCCACGAGTGCGCTTGTCCTTGATGACCTTCATTACGTCTTCAATGACAACAGTTCCCTCCATCTGCTGGATGAGGGGCTGATACTTGGCGATGATAGCCTGCTGCGCCTGCTGAAACTCTTGCTGTGCCTGCTGCTTTGCCTGCTCAAGCTGTTGAGGGTCTTGGATGCTCTGAAGCTGGGCCTTGGCTTCCTCCGCCTTGTCCATGAGAGCCTTAAGCTCTTTCTTGGCGGCGTCCTCAAGCTCCTTCAGCTTCTTGCTGACTTCAGCCTTAGTGGGGATTTCCATCTGCGAGATTTCAAGCAACGTCTTCTGGTCGAAGTTATCGCAAACGATCTCACCGGCAATGCAAGCCGTATCACGAGCTACGCGTACAAGCTCATCGCACTTGTCCTTGACGCGGACTGAACCGTACTGACCCTTGAGGCGTTGAGCGCCAAGCGTCTCCTCCGCCTGTGTCTCTCCTCGCATGATGTCGGAGATGCCAGACAGGTTGTCGAAGTCCCCGAATAGCTGCTGACGGGCCGTGATGAGGCCAGTGATAGCGGCAGCGATCTGCTCAATAGGCCAGAATGCAACCATGCCCCCGGCAGAAGCGCCAGCGAACTGCGCAGAAGGAACGGGAATAAGCTGGAATGGGGCCGTGCTTGAAGCGCCCAACGCAGCCTGAATAGCGTTGCCAACGTCACTTCCACCAGGAATGAGGCCGAACATCTTGACCTGCCCTAGAAGGCTGTAAATCTTGCTGGTGCACTCGTTGATCTGCTCTAGAATGCTCTCATAGCGCATGTAATCTGGCACGGGGATGAGAGAGCGTCTCTGCTTTGAGCCATAGGCAGGGCGCGGGCATGGGAAACCCTTATCAAGGTCTAGGTGCGGCTCATCCTCATCAAGGAACACCTTGACGTTCTCAGCCACCCAATAAACCTTGTTGTCAGCCTTAGACCAGACTTCCCAAACATCGGCCTTCATGCTGTCGTCAGCAGCGCCGTTGTCCTTGTCCTGACGGTCAACCGTAAAGCTGGCGTCTTTGTATGCCTGTCCGCTGGCC